CCTTGTTGTATAGCCATATTAGACCTTTACTTCTGATTCAAGTTTATCAATATCTTGTCTTTCAGCAGTAAAGTCCCAATAAAATTCAAAGGTCTTGTCACCGTCAAACATTTGTTTGTCATATGCAACTACAAAGTAATTTTCACTGACATTTACTTCGTTTACATACAAAACTCTACTGTGTCTGATATTTGTCAACTGAATATTGACATCATTATGACGAACCAATTTATAAATATACTCAGGCAATACCACCTTTCCATATCCTTTAACAGCAGTTCCCTTGCCAGTCAAACGTATACCATGATAAGGACTTTCCAAACTACCATAAATAAGTTTGTATCCCTCTTTGGTAGGATGATCAATTTTGAAACTCTTGCTGTTAGCAGCAAACGTTCCATTAACCTCCAAATTGTACGTTGGTGACACAGTATTGACACCCACCTTGCCATCCACCGTCACAGCGACTCTCGTAGATCCACTTGTCTCAATGTGTAAACTGTGCGTATCATTTGTTCCAATTACCGCAGTAGAACCAAAACTGTTACCGCCTTGTATAAACGCATTTCCACTTGGTGATACAAAACTTGCAGTTGTAGCAGTAGCAGCATTACCCAGAACACTACCAGTAAGATCTGCATTAATAGAAGAATTGTTTACCCATTTATTGATGATGTGATCATATACCAACGGTTGTAACGCAGCAGGAGCATTAATACTAACATCACTCAAATCACTCAACCGTGTAGTAACAACACTGCCACCTCCACCCGTTCCACCAATACTTCTAAACAATCCAGCAGGAAGAACTTGATATGAATTGAAATCTGACCACGTTGCATCTTTTCTAACAATCAATGCACCTAGATAAACAGCGTTTTGTTGAGTATTTGGTGTTTCTTTAAACGTTTCATAATTCAAGTTAGAAATAGCAGTTGCAGAACTTGAATATTGTGCATTACCATAATAAACAACAATGCCTTTAGTTGCACTATTTGGATACCAAAACACTCTTTGAATTGACCACAATGAGTTATTTGGATTATTACCAATTACAGTAGTAAGAGTGCCACCATTATTATATTGTGTCGGATCAATCTCAGTGTAACCAAGTCCCCCGTTTGTATCTTGTATAAACGAAGAACCAGATTGATAGTATCTGAAAATCTTTGATACACTGGTTCCGGTATCAGTAATATAACTCGGATTATTAGGATCGTTTTGATAATTTCTACCATCTGCCCAAGCGGTACCTGTAGCAACGTTCAATCCTAGTGAACCAGATGTAACAATATCAAGACCCGATAATTTCAAAGGTCCAAATGCTTTTATGAAATCATAGGTTCTCTGTTTGTAACCATAAGCAACATTTGGATATGCAATAAATGCATTGATCGTTGTTTTGTTTTGGTGAAGAATTGTGCCTAGTGAAATTGTATCGTTATACTGTCCATTGTTCCAAGGTTCTGTTTGTTGAACAATATTTCCGTTGCTATCGATTCCGATAAATGTCTGAATTGATGACGTTAAATATGTCAATGGTTGGTTCGTCAACGCATTCCAGTTTACATATTTAATAGTTGGATATGGCTCTTGTGTAGTACTAGCATTTAATGTAACAATAATACCACTGCCTGCACTTACATTAAATGTAGTTGATGATCCACTTGAAAGTGTAGCACCTTTCAATAGACCAGTATACATGTTACCTTCTAACCAACGAAGACGAGTAGTATTTGCATAACCACCACTGTTCTGAGTAAAATACAAGTCGTTGGTGCTTCCACTAACATAAATGAAAGAACTAGTAACGTTTGATGGTATATTGGCAATGACCGGATCCAGTTGTAAATAACCATCAATAACCTGATTGCCGTTAATTTCAAGATATGATGCTGAAATGTATCCAAACGATGAAGTGTTATTCAACGCGGTCAACGAACCATCAACATTGACTGAACTTGCACTTAAATTGTTGAAATAACCATTGCCAGCAGAATCAATTCGTGTAGTACCATTCTGAATCAGACCCCCGAAAATTTCAGCATCTTTTGATCCACTGTATAGTTTTAATAGATATCCACCACCAGTTGCATAGTCATAGATCGCAAAATCACGTGCAGTTGACGCATTTAATCCAATCAATGCCGTAGTACCATTATTAGCAGAAGCGTCTGTAAAATACAATCTGCTACCGATTGCAGCATCACCTGAACTGTCTCTCTGAATTAGACTGCCGGAATCATCATTTTGAGAATACGCTAAAGTACGAATTGTGGAACTTCCGTCAAAGCTAAGAACAGTGTTGGGAACGTCAGCGACTCTAACTTCATTGAAATGCGTATCGCTTGAATTTCTCTGAGTCAGTATCAGATCGTTTTGATCATATGGACTTGGCATACCTAATAAATATCAACTTAATATAATTACATCCAATATAAACTAAAACGCCCAAGATTTAGATCTCGGGCGTCTTTTATCACTTTTAGTTCACAAGTTAGAATACCGCCAACGATGTACGTTTCCACTTACCATTCGTATAAATGTAAGCAAAATCATTGTCGTATCTAATCGTACCCGGAATACCCACATCATTGGTTGTACTTGGAGCAGTACCACCGATTTGTAGACTTGCAGTAGCAGCAGTAATGTTACTTGCAGATACTTGACCCAAAGTAGTTAATCCAGTTACACCCAATGTACCAGCAATCGTGGTATTTCCAGTAGAAGCATTAACAATAAACTGACCACTGTTGTAGTTCAATGAATATCCATTTTCCAACAACAACGAGTTTTCAAGAGTATCACCAGTTTGAGCACGTGGCAAATATCCATAGGTCAAATTGTTCTCAGAACCAAATGAACCAGTAGGACCACCCATCAATTTGTTGGTAACTAACGGATTAGCAGAATCACTAATGAACCAATAATCGTTTTGACTATCCCACAACAATGATGCGGTTGCTTGATTCAAACTTCCACTGTCAACTACATCCAATCCACCATAACGTTGGCTCGGAGTCAATACATTCAAACGAATACGGTTATCACCAATATCAACTACACTTGAACTGATGTAGGTCATTGCACCTTGAACAGTCAAGTTGCCTGGTACCACAATTCCACTGCCACTAAATTGTACGTTGTTGATGTATACTGACGAATTTCCTGTTGTAGAAACAGTCAAATTACCACCACTCGTTGATGTCAAACTTGGATTTGCACCAGCAAGTGTCAAGTTACCACTCAAATTAGTACCTGATGCACTAAGAGCTTGCAACTGAGTCAATTGACTTGCGGTCAAGGTGGTAAAACTACCAGCTGCTTGAATGTTTTGACCAATTGGAGCAGCATCAATTGAGCCTGACGCAACCACATTACCGGTAGCATCCGTCTGAATAATCAGACGTGAACCTGACAAATACTGTTCTTCAAACGTCGTATTAGCAGCGTCCCTTTGATGTAAAATTATAGAATATGGATTTAGTGTAGGCATATAAGTGAACCTTGAATCTCTTTATAAATATATTAATTGTTTAAAAAACCGTTTTAAATTTCATAGTTGTTTAACGGTTGACGCAGCCATTCACCATTTGAATAAATGTAATGAAATTCATTGTCATATGCCATCCATCCCTCTTCACCATAATCGTTGGGTGATGTGGGTGGTGTATGCCAAGTAACATTTGGATCATTCAAAGTGCCCGACAAATCGATTTGATAAGTCTGAAATGTAGCATTCATTTGTTGTATGCCTACATCAGCATTCCAAACTGCAATTGGTTGACGCAACCATCTACCATTGATATAAATGTAATGGAAGTTTTCATCATACGCCATCCAACCTTCTTGACCGTAGTCATATGGTGTATTTGGTGCAGCATACCAAACTGGATTATTGTAAAACACAGTGGATTGATATGTCTGAATAATTGTTTCAACCTGTTGAGCAGACAAATCCTCATTCCACGAACTAAATGTAGGTGATGCAAGTTCAGTACCATCTTCAACCATCGGATTAACGTAGTGATATGGTATAGGCTTCTTGTATGAGTTTTCTCTGACCTCTTTGTTGATTTTGGCCATTTCGGTACCAGAAACAACTTCGCTGGTAACAATAACTCTACGTTGAGTAAGAGTTTTTGTGGTAGTAAGTTTCTTGTTCTCAAATGAATCTGGCAACAGATAGGCTTGAACAGTCATATTGAATGTTGTTCGTACCATTCTATCTTTACCCGAATTTACTTCGGTGGTATTGGAATAATCATTGATGTAAACTCTAAACTTGAATCGTTTTGGATCACCCCAATATTCTTCAGCAGCAAAATTGATCTTTTCAATCAATGAGTTCATTTGTTCGACATATTCTGTCCACATCATAAACTCATAAGTCAATGTTACGTGGTCAGGCATCGTAACATTCAAGATTTGAGCAACTGGAGCACTTGCACTTGTCAACAAAGAAAACTTGTCGTATTTGTTTTTTTCATCAAACTTTTTAACAACTTGAATGTCCAAATGACGATTCAATGTTGCCAAATTTTGATTTTTAGCAACAGTGTTTCTCTTGTACATGATAGCAGGCAATTGAAGTTTGCCTTGATTATCACGAATTCCACCATCTGTTTGAATAGACTTCCAACGTTCTGGACTTCCATAAAACATTGGAACTTTTACGTTTTCACCATTGTCTTCAACATACGTTATACCTGTCTCTCAAAAATGTTTAGTTTACTCAATCTGCTATAGTGAGTATTGCAAATAAAACTGTGACTCTTGGTATCTTGTCCACCCAAGAATTGTTCTTGAACTACGTTGTCGATTTCGTGATAACGATCATTAAAGAAAACGATATCACCAATTTGTGGAAAGAAGTTCACCTGTTGACACATCTTTTCTCTAAACTTGAACACCACCGTTTGATCACGATCCGGTCCAAATCCTTCATCTTCACCACTAATATCGCCACGGTCAATCAAACAACTAATGTCAATGCCGGGATAAAAAGTCTTACCCTCAGATGGTGCACTTTCACCATACAAGTTAACTTTGGTTTCAGACGCAGCAATCTTAAAAACAGTGACCAACGTTTCAATAATATCACCCATCAACTCAGCATTGATGGAATTGATAAAATTGATGTCACGAGCGCTAAAATATCTTCCTCTTAGTGATGCCATAGATTATCCTATATAAATCATCATTGGAACTTTTTTCAAAATCTCAGTGCTCTTGTCAGCTTTCATTGCTTGTTCTTCAATCAACTTTGAAGGCAATGATGCTTCCAACATCTCACGAAGTTGTGTGAGTAGAGCCTCTTTTTCAGTGCTTGCTTCACTACGTAGTTCAGCACCATCCAAAGTAACTTCACCACCCGGAATTGGAATGGTACTATACTTTTGACGAATCGCACCCAACATTTCTTTACACAATGCCAAGTAATACTTGCGTATCCATTGTCTGCCCGGAGCATTGATCTTGCTATAGATAACATCCTCATATGGAACATTACTAAAGTCAGAAATTTGATCAGGTATACTACCAGATGGTGTATTTGAGGAACCTGTGTAATATAGATTTGCATCTCTATCACTTTCCAACGCATACTCAAAATACACTTTGTAGTTGTTGGTTGGAATTGGAAACAACTTCAATTTGTTGTTCACAATTTCAAAACTGTAACTACTCTTACGAACCATATCGTTGAACTCAATTGCTTGACCACGAAGCAAATCTTCAAAAATCGGTGTCATCAAAAATTGAACAGCAGGACTATATCCAGCAAACCCCATTTCATTCAACACGTTGCTGTATGACATACCGGTCATACTAAATGGATCATAAATACGAGCAAATGCAGGAGGACCATGGTGGAAAATACGTTTCACTTCGATACGATTTCCAGATCCAGATGCTTGTTCATACAATGATTGTAAATCGTATGTTTGTTGACCGGTAACAACATCGATGCTACCTTTCTTCCAATCAACATTACCACCCACACCCACTTCACTGCCGTATCCCTTTGACAACTTAATCACATATGGCAACGGATCGCCCGTCATAGAACGTCCATTAACTACGGTTGATGTAGATTGTCCAAGCAGTGACAACAAATTGTTACGAATGTTGAATTGATTGATTTGTGATAACCCAAACGGATCGCTGCCCAGACCGCACTGCTACTGCAATCGGCCACAAAACGAGCATCAGTGTCGTAAAACCCAAATGGCGTTCGTCCCGGCACAGAACTACCGCTGCCGGGCCATCTTACTCTATCTTGGTCTAAATTAGCACTCATTTGATTTAAATTTATTTAGGTAACTCCCCAGTAGGAAGTCGTTTCATGTCGGTTCTGGAATATCCAGCTTTAATTCCACGTTTCTTCAACGCACTAACTGCTTTGGATGCTGGTGATCCTGCTGCTTGCATTCCGTGAATCAATAACGCAAACGGTTTATCATCTTTATAAGCATGAGTATCATCATGATCGATTTCCAACCCAGTATGTTCACCACCAGCTTTGTCTTTCCATACATAACTGTCAGCTTCTTCCGGTGACATTACCACTGCTGCAAATTTCAAACCCTTTTGTTTGATTTCACCATCGTGTTTTCCTCCCAAAGAATGTGTAATCAAAAAGTTGACAGGCAATGACAAATCTTTAAAATATGGATAACTCTTGGTGTATGCATAAAAAACAATATCTGGAAATGCTTTGGCAACCAAAATCCACCCGTCTAAATATGTCTTACTAAAAAAGTCCCCACCAATGTGAATTCTAAAATACTTAGCACTACGTGGTAAATTTTCAGAAATTGCAGCAATCATTGATTTTGCAAAAGCAACCGGACCACCACTTTTCAAACGGGCTTTTGCTAAATTTTCATTATATTCTCTTTGCAAATAAACATCTGGATACATTAACTCTTGACTTGCAGAAAAACATTGAAATTCAGAACTAGGTGACCGTTTCAACTTAGATGTTTTTGTCTTTGGATCACGTTCAACTTTAGTCAAACACTTTTTAGCAAAAGGACATGTGTATCCAGATCTCAACGAAAAATTATAATGATCGATTTTTGCGTTTGGTGGACTTATTCTGAAAATAAGACAGGGGTCGTTAAAATCGACTCCTTCCAACAGCAATTGTGCAAATCTTACAATAAGTTTACCAGTTCCTTTAATAACTCTGTGATATGTTTCTTTTGGTATAAATAACGTATTTTCAAGGTGTATTGGAAGTTCATTGTCCATCTGAAACTCCCATCCGTGATTCTCTATAACCTCAACTATACGATCTTCTCGGTCTTTATGCCATTCTAATTCATGATCATCAACATCTTCTGAAAATGTACGAAGATATTGATTGTTACCCAAACCCGTCTCTTTATATGGTATCGACATAATTGTTATACTCACCCGGATCACTGCTTAATCTGCTAATAACTATGTCGTTTCTATTAAATTCTACATCAGGACGTTTCGTCCAATTATATCCACCTCCGGTCTCATATACATCATATGGTATATCTATTTCATATACACCTTCCTTAAACTGACCAACAATATAAACATGTTGTTCATATGCGCTACAGACAGTTTGAACATTTTCAATCTTATGTCTATACAAAACACCGATTAAATCGTCAGCTATCAAGTGACATATACCACCACTACCCAATTCAGTATCTTGACCGTTCTGATCTTGTTGCCAACTATCATATTGTTCCTGAGCAACCTTAACCATTTCGTCCTTTATAGCATCTGTAATTTCCGTAATGCTATTAAGTGAAGATGCATCAAAATCGTCTTCAATTTCTTTCAATATGTCTTTCAACTTAATCATAAATTGATTGTGGACCGCTGTATTTGAATCGGGTAATAGGAATAACAATATTCAATCCGTCTTTGGTATGTGGAAACTTACCCTTTTGAACATACGCAAGTGTCATATGAGGATGATAATCAGGATAACTATCTTCGTTTGGCAATCGATCACATCTGTTTCTCAACTCCATCAATTGTTGATTGTTCTTATCCACATCAAACTTAACCACGTCGTAATTCTCATTGTTGAATTGACTCAATGCTTTCAAAATGATGTTAAATGGTTTTACGCCTTTCAATATTGTAGCAACATCTTTACGTTGCAAATCAGGTAAAAATCCATATTTCAATGTTACATGTGGCTCTTCATCATAACCATATGTTGGATCATTTGGATCAGTATACAATATCTCTGGAGGTATTGCAGTCTTACCAATACGAACAATGTGAGGACCATAAGTTGGTTCCACCATTGCCATTAAACATCCTTTTTCTACGTGTCTATTCATATTTCATTTTATCTAAAACTTTGATTATCGAAGGTTTGTACACAATCAAATGATATAGCCGATGTCCATCCATCGAACCTTCTTTTGTTGTTAACTGAGCATCATAATACTTGGATAACGTCTCCAAATACTCTTTTGCTTCATATCTATAGAAATCCCGAGCAAGAATCTGATAAGAATCAAATGCATCTTCGTATCTCAAATATGCATTAACCGCATTGATCATTGCTATTCTTGGATTTTCATCAAAGTTAGACAATGTATATTCTTTATTTGGACTATTGTTAATCAAATCAACCAACACCTTTTTATTGGTTTTGGTACTAGAAGTATCACTTTTTATGATTAACTTTTTATAGTCAATGTGACATTTCAATATGATACCATTGGGTTGTGCGTATGCTCTTGCATCATTCAAATTGCTGGTAAAATAAAACCCCGGTCCTTCTTGATCATGTGCATTTTCTCCACCAACATAATCATATGAAAACGATTCACTGTCTACAGTTCTTCCGTGATACCGTGACTTCTGCAACTCCAATATCCTGCTGTTGTACGATCCTTCTTTTGACTACACTTGTGACGTGCTCTAAAACTCTTTCTACGAGCTTTGCTACTAGCACGAATTCTCATTTTTGGATCACCAAAACTGACCTTCTTGATGTTACCATTTTTTCCTCTAACATACACAGCAAACTTCTTGGCACCACCGGGAGTTCTAAATGGTCTGTTCAAATGAACAGTACGACCACGGTGCTTAACTTCATGTAAATGATCTTCTTCTTCCTCAAGAGGAGCATCAAGATAAACTTCACGTCCTTCATACATACCCACTTGACAAAGATCACTTTCAATCATCTCTAGGTCGTCGTCATTGATTTCAATCAAATCTTGTTCATACAAATCACGTACTTCCTTGACCAATTCAAAGTACTTTTCAGTATATGCACGAAATACGTTTTCACATAAAGATAATCCTTTATCCAAATGAAATTGAAGTTCTTTACTAACTACACATTTACCTACCAATTTCATTGGTTCCGGATTGTAGTTTTCGCCAGCAATAATTCCTGATAGTTTGATCATAGATATAAATAAGTATTATTTCAAATTACGTTTATAATATTTAACCGATGTTGTACTGATTTGATACTTTTCAGCTAGTTGATTAATGGTATACTGACCTGATTGAATATCTGACAAAATTTGTGGTTTTAATTCTTTTAATCTAGCTTTATTTGACGAAATTTTGTTTCGAACTGTATCGGTCATGAATGTTCTTTTTTTACCTTCAAATCCATTTGAATAAGAATAGTTCATTTTTCTGTTCAATAGTATATTGCGTCGTTCGTCGTATTTAACTTTACCATCTTTTTCACCGTATTTGTTAATAAACCAATCTAACGTAAATTTTCCTTTTGATTTTTCTTTTTGTTGAGCAATCGCATCGGGTGTATGAGTTCTTCCAAACATTGGATTGTTTTCACCAGCACATAACGTTGACATTTTCTGAACAAATTGTTCTCTATTTGGATTGTGTGTAATCGTATCACCTCCCGCTGCTTTAGTACAAATGTTATAACCGATGTCTCTCATATAAGGTTTAAACAAATCTAAATAGTGTTGTTCCCTCTCAAATAAAATTGATTGGTTATCATCCGTAGATTCTACAACCTCAAACAAAAACTTATCTTCACCATAAAAGTTCCAAGCATTTTGTAATTTTGTGTTAATATGACGATTGGATTTTAACTTGGATTTGTGTTCATTCCATCTATGTTTGATATCATTAGATGATCCAATATAAAACTTACCATTAACCGTATTTGTAATTTTGTAAATGCCTGTATTTTCCATATTGCCATAAATATCATGAATTTATGGAAAGGTATAAAAACGCAAATAAAAAACCCCACTCTTTCGAGTGGGGCTTCGTTTAGACTTTATCGTCTACCCAAGATTATACTTGGTCGAGATCACCGACAAGAATCTTGCCGTAGAACTCTGGACGGACAATCTTCTTGGCGTAGCGAGTCATCACACCACGGCGTGGAGTGAAGTTCACTGGATCATAGACCAATGGGGTTTGTACGAGTGGGATGTATGGAGCATACACAGCACCGGTTTCTAGGAAGTTATTTCCACGGAAACCAACCAAGATGGTGTTTTCAACCATGTATGGGTTCTTGTAGACTTGGAAACGACTTGCGAAGTTACCAACCTTGCTTACACCCATTGCGAACTTGGCGCTG